GTCGCAACTCTGTTTGATGCATCCGCGGCGGATGCTGTGGATAATCTGGCGGCGTCAATATATTCGCTGATGACACCACCTGAATCACTGTGGCTGACACTGATACCGGAAAGTGACGCATCGCCCGATGCAGACGCAGCCACGGCGGCATTGCGTGCGAATCTGAATGATTCAAATTTTTATACCACCATTCATCAGTGCTATCTGGATTTGGTGATTCTGGGGACGGCGTGCCTGTTTATGGCGGAAACGCCAATCGGCGCATCATCGGCGTTTTCATTTACGGCCGTGCCTATGCGCGATATTGCGATTTTGCCAAACGCAGTATTTCACACGGCAACAATGCCTGCATGCGAAGTATTGGAAAAATACCCAACATGGACGCCACCTGCCGACATCGCCGACCAGATAAAACGCGACCCTGCGACGCCATTGCGATTGGTACAATCGTTGATTGGTACAGAATTTACTGCATGGCTAGATGTCGGTGGCGACATTGAAAATAATATCGTCGCGCGCGGAACATTTGAAACCAACACATACATCATTTTCCGGTGGAGTGTGCTGAGCGGCGAACAATACGGCCGCGGGCCGGTCTTGCGCGCATTACCAGACATAAAAACCGCAAACAAGGTTGTTGAACTGGTGCTGAAAAACGCAACGATTGCCGTGTCTGGTATATGGCAGGCCGACGATGACGGCGTTATCAACCTGAACAATATAAACCTGACCCCTGGGGCAATTATACCAAAGGCCGTTGGGTCATCAGGTCTGACCCCATTGTCGTCGGGTGCGGATTTTGATGTATCGCAAATAATATTAAAAGACCTGCGCGAACGCATTCGTCACGCGCTGTTGGCCGATCGGCTGGGGTTGTTGTCTGAAAAAGAAATGACCGCAACTGAAATTATGGCGCGCAATGCCGATATGATGCGAATCTTGGGCGCGACATATGGGCGATTGCTGCACGAATTTATTAGACCACTGACTGACCGCGGGTTACAGATTTTGTCACGTCGCGGGGTGATTGCGCCAATCGTACTGAACAGTGACGCAGAACTGAAATACATTGCACCCATTGCCCAGATGGCAGTGGCGGAAAACTTGATTTAACCATGGG